TAATGATTTTGGTATAGAAGATATATCAAATATCATTAAAACTTATAAGAGAGAAAAAGGATGTCATTATTTCGTATTCGATTATATACATATGTCAGCTAAATTAATTGCTGAAGTTGCTTCTATGAGTAAAGGAATGAAATTGAGAGAAGATCAGACTTTGTTCTTATTCATGGACACTCTTAAGAATTTGGCTATGAAATTGGATATCTTTATTCTAACAATGACTCAGTTAAATGGTACATACAAAGATAGTCAGATTAAAGACGAAACAATGTTAAGAGGTGCAAAATCTCTAGCAGATAGAATTGACTTAGGTGAAATTTCACTGAGGCCAACAAGTGCAGAGTTAGAGTGTGTAAAGAAACTTATGCACAATATGTATGGAGTACCGATACCGAACCTTGTAAGACACATATATAAAGTACGAAGAGGAAAGCTGACAAAAATCCGCTTATGGCAATATGCTGACCTCTCTACTGGAAGAACCAAAGATTTATTTATCACAGATAACTATTATAACTTGATTGAAACTGAAGTGGCTGTAGCTCAAATTGAGAAAGTAATTGAGGAACATTCTGAGAGCCTTGATGATATCCAGATTACTGATGATGAGCAACAAGAAGCTACGAGTACTTTATTAGGATCAATGCCATTTGATTTTTAGGTGTACTGATGCCTTACTATGATAAAAATGCAATATTAAAGGCTCTTACAAAGGAACAGGTAATCAAGATAGTTACCGATTTAGGATCAAAAGGATATAGAACAGACTCATCTGGGAATCTTATCTTTCAAACAATCTGTCATGGTGGTGATAGTTATAAGCTTTATTACTATCATGAACCTACAGATCAGTATTCTGGAAGAACATTTCATTGCTACACCTCATGTAGCGAATCATTCTCTATTTTTGAATTAGTAATCAGAGCTAAAAGAGTACAAGGGATTACTTATACTTGGTATCAGGCGGTATCTTATATTGCTAATCAAATAGATATGAAAGCTGTTGAACATATTGAGAGACCAAAACATATATGTGATATGTCGTGGCTCAAGAAGTTTGGAAAAAACAAATCTACAGACATTATAGACTGTGAACCTATAGATGAGCATGTGTTAGAAATGTTTGAATATACTCCTCATGAAGTGTTTTTAAACGACCATATTTCCAGAGAGACGTTATCTACATTTGAAATATCTTATTGGGGTAATACAAATCAAATAGTTATTCCTCATAGAGATAGACATCAAAATCTTATTGGTATAAGAGGAAGATATCTCGATGAAGAAGACGTAGAGAACATTGGAAAATATGTACCTCTTAATATAGAAGGAAAATTTCTAAGCCACAAGTTATCACATAATCTTTATGGTATTCATATTAACCAGAATAAGATTAAGACTTGTAGGAAATGTTTACTACTTGAGTCTGAGAAAGGAGTTATGCAAAATCATTCGTATTTTGGTGATGATGACTTTTCTTTAGCTGTATGTGGCAGTGAAATTTCAGATGAACAAATCAAATTGCTACTCGATTATTTGAAGATAGAAGAATTAATTCTTGGTTTTGACAAGGAATATAAGGATCCATATGGATGGGACGGTGAGCTGTACAAAAATAAATTATTTAAGAAAATACGTCCGATTATTCCATATTGTAAAGTATCAATCTTATGGGATAAAGATGGGGTATTAGATTATAAGGATGCGCCTACAGATAAAGGCAAAGAAACATTATTAAAACTGCTTGACAACAAAGTAGAAATAACTATGGAAGATATCACGTTGGAGGGAACGTATTATGTATAGAAAGGCATTAATTGACTGAAATCAGTCAGAAAATCCGACAAGTAACTGAGGAGGATAAGGGGCTGCCTTATCTCTCCTACAGTAAAGAGAGTAACTTTGATCATTGTCCACTGAGTCACAAATTAAAATATGTAGACAAAAACTTTTCAAAGAAATCGTCTCTTCCTATGGAAATTGGTTCTATTTTACATAAGGCATTAGAGCTTAAAGGAAGAATGATAATGGAAGGTAAGACAGTAGATTATGACTATCTTAAAAGCATTACAGAAGAGGGCTATTTAGAGACTGATGAGAAGTCGGATAATCACATTCTCGGTATAAAAGACCTCAAAAAGAAATATTTTGATGAGTTTTTTACTGCTGATAGTAAGTCAGGTATGAACTATTCAGAAAAGATGGATATCTTTTATAACAAAGTATTGCCATCTAGGATTGATAGTAAAGAGTGGACTCCCGTAGCAGTAGAACAGAGATTTGAATTTGTATATGACGACAGAGTTATTATACATGGTTTTATTGATAGAGTGGATAAGAATGCAAAAGAACAGCTAAGGATTACTGACTATAAATCCTCAAAGGCCGTGTTTAGAGATGCAGATATAAAAACACCTATGCAACACGTAATTTATGATCTGGCATGTATTCATTTATACGGACAGCCTGCAACAGACCATGTATATGATTTTATTCTTATAGATGCTATTCAAGGAGCTGACGAAGGTGTATGTACCAAAGGTTATCTTAACAGAGGAATTAAGAAACTGGACAAGGTCTTAAATGAAATGGATGAAATGGAAATTAAAGGCGAGTACCCTCCCAAACCAACTCCATTATGCTACTGGTGTCCATTCCACAGCACTTCCCCAAATGCTGATCCTAAGTTTTCTGGTCTATGCCAGTATCATAGCTTATGGACGCCTGAGAAAAAATCATTTGCAGTACTTAATCCTTATGGACAAGAAATAAAGAAAGAAACTAAGAGAAAGTTGGTGTTCTAGTGAGAATAGAGACACATGCGCATACAGAATTTAGTCAGCTTCGTATGTTGGACTGCATCGTAAAAGTACCTCAATTAATAAAACAAGCTGCATCTCTTGGACTTTCAGGAGTTGCTATCACTGACCATGAGTCTGTATCTGGTCATGTGAGATTTATTCAAACAATTAAATCCATGAAGTCTTCCGGTGAACTGCCGGAAGATTTCAAAGGAATACTTGGCAATGAAATATATTTAGTTGACAAATTAAATATATCAGAAGATGGGAAGAAGTCTTGTGACTCTCCATTTTATCATTATATTCTTCTGGCTAAAGATGAAATAGGGCATAAGCAGTTAAGAGAACTTAGTTCATTAGCATGGGATAACAGTTTTTATACAGGAAGGATGGAACGTGTTCCTACATTGAAAAGTGATCTGGAACATGTGGTTAAATCTAATCCTGGACATCTGATTTCAACGACAGCATGTTTAGGAGGAGAATTAGGCAAGTCTCTATTGGCAGGAGAAAATTATATGGATTTTCTTCTCTGGAACCAGCAGTTATTTGGTAAAGATTTTTACTTGGAAATGCAACCGGGACTGTCAGAAGAACAGATAAAGTTGAATCGAGAGATTGTAAAATTAAAGCATCAATTAGGAATAAAAGCTACTATTGCCTGTGATGTTCACTATTTGAAACAAGAGGATAGAGAAATTCATGCTGCTTATCTTAATAGTCGCGATGATGAAGAAAGAGAGTTAGGTGATTTCTATGAATCAACTTGGATGATGACCAATGAGCAAATTCATCAGAGAATGGATTATCTTGGGTATGAAGAAGTGGAAGATGCATTGAAGTGTTCTCTGGAGATTGGTGAGAAGGTTGAAGAGTATGATTTGTATTGTCCAACTATTGTTCCTGGAGCTGACATCCCTGATTTTGAGTTAAGTGATTTCTTTGGCAATTATTATGATCGCTATGAATACATATCTAAATTCGCTCATAGTGATAATGTTTATGATAGATATTTATTAAAACTGATAGAAGATGGATATTATGAAAAGATTCCTTATACTACTTTCGGTAAAGTAAAATTTTTTGAGACTTTAGATAGAATTGAAGTTGAATTAAAAGAAATGTGGCTTGTTACTGAAAAGCTTGGTACAAGTATTTCTTCCTATTATATATCAACACTTGAGTTGGTTAATATTATGTGGGAAGAAGGAGATTCTTTAGTGGGTGTAGCCAGAGGTTCAGTAACAGGAATGTTTACAATGTATCTCATTGGCATTACTCAGATGAATCCTTTACAGTGGGGACTGCCTCATTGGAGACATATTTCCCATGAAAAAGTTGAACTCAGTGACGTAGATATCGACACACAGCAAGATAGAAGACTAAAAATCATTGAAGCTGTGAAACGTCGCAGAGGTGAAAGAAAAGTACTTAATTGTAGTACTTTTAAAACAGAGGGTAGTAAATCAGCTATTATTACTGCTGGTAGAGGATTAGGATTAGATTCAGATATCACTCAGTATTTATCTAATCTTATTCCTGTTACCAGAGGTCAAACTTGGAGTTTGCATGATTGTCTTTATGGGAACGAAGAGAAAGAACGTCAGAGACAAACTGAATTTGCAAATGAAGTCAAAAAATACGACAAACTTTTAGAAACGGCTATGACTATTGAAGGGCTTATATGTGGAAGAAGTATACATGCTTCAGC